ATCAATATCATCCCAAGTAAGACCAAATGTTTCTGATATTCGTAAGCCTGTATAAAATCCAATCATTAAAGGTATATAGTACCGGGTGTTTTGAAATCTGTCACGAATTTTACACCATTCATCTAATGTCAGTACAATTCGTTCACGTGGTTTTCTCTCAACCTTTGGAAATTTCACATACTGCATGGGGTTAGACTGTAAATAGTGCATTGGTTCAACTGCATAATTCAATGCTGCACTGAATACAGATAAAATACCAACTAAATGACTTTTTGAATTACCGTTCATTTTTAATTCAACAGCGTACTCCTGTAATACTGCCGGGGTGATTGCTTTTAATCTATACATACCAAATTTTGGAATTAAATGCCCTTGAATAATTCTTAAATATCCAACTTGTGTGTTATATTTTAGGTTGGTCTTACAGTACAGATCAAACCACTGATTCAGGTAATCAGCAACCGTTACTTCTGTCGGTTCAAATACAGTCCCGGCATTATTGTATTCATTCATAGCAGCAGTCAATGCCTGTTCAGCTTCCTTCTTGGTTCTGAATCCACCTTTTTCTTTTTTCTTTCTTTTACCGTCAATTTTTCCAAGGTCAAAATAATATGACCATGTTGTACCTCTTTTTCTTACTCCACCTTGCATAAATAGCACTTCCTTTCATTGAAACCATAAGGAATGAATGCTATAATGGTTTTTGCATAGTCCAAATCATTTCATTCCTTTGGTTTGGTTTTGCTGACCCTGACCGCTGCAACGGTTGGGGTCGTTTTTTTTTACTGGTTACACTTGGTTACACTTGGTTACGCTTTAGTTACGGTTGAGGTTACAGTTATATTACCTTGATTTACAAGGTGGTTACACTTGTCTACGGTTCATCACAAGTTCTTTATATAACGCTTATATGAATAAAAAAAATAAAAGTATAAAAAGTAAAATATATAAGATATAGATTTTAAGTGTAACCGTAACCAACCGTAACCGTTAAAGTTGAATGTCACTTGTCGGTGCTGATTCTATATGTGCAAGTTCTTTTAGCCTTTTGGATAGCTTAAGACCTTTGTACATTCTAGTATCTTCAAACTGTATATATTTATCTTCACCGTCTGAACTGGTGTAACTGATGATAAAATACAGGTGTGTTTTCTTTCCGGTTTTTGTACCTGTACCGGATGCAGCACCAACTATTGCACCAACACCGCCAAATATTACACCACCAACTACAGCCCTACCGATCACAGACTTTGGTTTTTGAATAAGTTCAGTCTTTCCACCATAGAACACATCTGTAATCTGATTATAATTAAGTAATAGCTTTCGTTTCTGCATTGAGGTAATTTCTAAATGATCATCATACAACGCAACGTCATACATATAACCCTTTGAAAAACCTGCAATATCTTCCTGTAACTGGAAATAGTCACTAATGATAGAGCCTTTTGTACTTCTTAAAAATCCCATGATCAACCATCCTTTCTAAAGTCTACAATTATAATATTTTCCTGATTTTCCCAAATTTGGTATATTATGCCATTTTTTGAGCGTCCCTTTTTACAGGTTCGGTGTATTTTGGTAATGCAGCAGTATCACGAAGTTCTTCCATGATTTTGTTTTTACCTGCTTCATTCAGTTTTGAATATAACTGAACAAGTTCATACACATCTGAACCATATTGATTTTTAATAAGATCAGTAACATCATACTTTTCTTTTGGTTCATCGTTTTTCTTTTCAGACCAACCCATAATATAATCTGTCGTAGTTTCAAGTGCATCTGCAATCTGTTTGATCTTAGATTGTCTTAATTGTTGTATGTCAAGTTCAATCTTATTTATAGAGGATTTACTTTTATAACCAATCCGGTGTGCAAGTTCTTCCTGTGACATTCCCAATTCTTCACGTCTACTTTTTATACGTTGACCTATACTCATTAAGATTACCTTCCTTTCCTTGTTTATAAGTAAAGAATACCATGAAATAGATTAAATATCAACTTTTTTCAAGTTTTTTCAAAATAACTGTTGACATTCTATCTACCATCATGTATTATGATGTCAGTAGATAAAACATCTACTTCAAAAACAGAACAAAGCAAGCAGGAAAGACTGGGTGAAGCGATAGGGCTACACACAAGTAACATGGTAGTTAGGCTGTGAGAATGACAGACAGAGTGTGTGAAGAATAAACATGACCCGGCAAAACAGTTGAAGAAAGTAGGAACTGTAGGACAAGAAAGCAAAGTGAGCTGTACTAATTGAAGAAAACAGTTTAGCACTAGCCAATAGTGACTTTACTCCTTAACCAAGAAGCAGTTAAACGGAAGAATCAACTAGCGAGAGGACACAGTACTTTGTTGTTTATGTAACCAGCTTCCGGTCACTCAGACCATCCATTGCCTGACCGGAAGTATAAAAAAGAGAATGAAATGATAATTGGAAAAACCAAAGGAATGAAATTTATATAAGTGAGGTGTGCGGAATGAAGAAGTATTTGATTATTTTCACAGAACGGTTTCCTGAATGTTATGAAGGAACAAGACAATATTGCAAGACTGTTGACACTAAAGCAGAGGTCAAAGAAGAAATCAGGAAGTTGAAAGAATCACCGTTCACAGTTTCGTTCATAGCTTATAAGGTTGGTGAGTATGGACTGATGACGGTTGTTGAATAAGCCGAAACGGTCAGTAATGACCGTCTGCCGGGAATGACCATCCGGTACTGATGATGGTAGGTCAAAAATAAGATAGCAGTTCTTTTATAAGTGTTGTCTGTTATGTAGTGGTTGACAGGTTTTGTTCAGTTTTAATGTGAAACTGTTCAGCGGTTCATAGAAAAACACGCTATAAAAATTCTATAGTAGGACAGCAAGTTTACAGGTTTTAGTGTGAAATCTGATAAGGGTTTCTTGGTGTGTGATTCCCTGAAAAATAAAACCACCCCATAACAGGCAACATTTATAAAAGGGCTGCTAATCGGAAAGGAAGGTTGTGCAAATGAAGAAAGTAATTGCAGGTTGTATTGATCTGATGCTTGAATTTGATTCTGCATCTGAACTTGATCGTTACATTGCTGATATTGAAGCAAAGAAACAGGAATACAGCATTGTTGACCGCAAGGAATTACCGGATGACAGAATCATGATCAGAATACACAGACAGTACAATAAAAGCCCATTCCCAACAACAGAAGGTGGTGAGAACTAATATGACAAACACAACACTGTTAAGACAGAAAATTGATGAATCCGGTTATAAGTTACAGTTCTTAGCTGAAAAATGCGGTTTAACTTATTATGGATTGATGAAGAAAGTCAACAATGAAACAGAGTTCAAAGCGTCTGAAATTAAAGTGTTGAAAGAACTTTTGAAGTTGACGAATGAAGAAGCAAACAAGATTTTTTTTGCCTAAAAAGTAGATAAATTATCTACCAACAAAGGAGTGAAACAAGATGACATTCAGTGAAAAGTTAAAACAGGCTATGCAAGAATTACACCTGAATCAACGTCAGGTGTGCGGTATGACTGGAAAAAGTAAAGGTTCTGTCAGTCAGTATCTTTCAGGTAAACAGATACCGTCAGAAGATGTTCAGAGTGCTATTGCAGTAGCACTTGGACTTGAATCAGATCACTTTTCAAAATCTGATGAACAGGCGGTTGTACTTCCAACTGCTGAATTAAGAAATGGGGTAATTCCCCGGTTAGATGTGGAAAAGGCTGCAAAGCTGTTGCAGATGAACCACAACACAGTTCGCAAGGGCTTACAGCAAGGGGTTTTCCCTTGGGGTTACGCTATTCATACATCTGATAACCGATGGGTGTACTTCATCAACGCAAAACGTTTTGCAGAGATTGAAAGGGTGGTTGTTGATGACTAAAGAACAAAAACTTCAAGCGTATGCAATGCGTCTTGATGGGTGTACTTATCAAGAAATTGCAAATAAATTTGGTGTCACTAGACAGTGTATTCAACAAAATATTGGTACGGTTGGTGTTACGAGGGATAACAGACATCAGGTGTCGAGGTTGTCAGAAAATTGCATTTATAACGGATTGGCAAAATTCATAAAAGAAAATGAGGTTAGTTCTGTTGTACTTGCTGATGTTATTGGAGTTTGTAGGGTAGCTACTTATCAGAGAATTATTGGAGAAAGAAATTTTAACATATCTGATATATACAAAATTCTTAATTATACAGGTATGACATTTGAAGAATGTTTTGAATTAAAAGAAAGTGAGGTTTAATAACATGAAAAAATTTGAATTTACAGGAGAAACCAAGACCATAAATTTATTTTTTAGAACGGCTACACTTCACAGAATCAGAGCGGTAGCAGAATTTGGTCTTGTCAAAATTGGTGATCTTGGCGGTTGGATTGAGAAAGAAGAAAATCTTTCCCATGAAAGAAAGGCTTGGGTTTGCGGTGATGCCGAGGTTTGGGGCAATGCCAAGGTTTGCGGTGATGCCGAGGTTTGGGGCAATGCCAAGGTTTGCGGTGATGCCGAGGTTTGCGGTGATGCCAAGGTTTGCGGTGATGCCGAGGTCTTTTCTGCAAGTCATGTGTTAGTGATCGGTGCTATTGGTAGCCGGGACGATTTCACAACATTCTTTAGAGATAAAGACAATGAAATTACTGTCAAGTGTGGTTGCTTCCTTGGTAAGATTGATAAATTTCTTGAAAAGGTCACACGGACACATGGTGATTCTAAGTATGCATTAGTTTACAGAGCAGCAGTTGAGGTCGCAAGATTACAGATTGACCTTTCAGGTGAAGCACCAAAGGACGCTGATGAATAATGAATGATCTTCAATTCATGCCCCATCAGGAAGAAGTGCTGAACATGACTGATGATAAAAACAGGTGTGCTTATTACTTAGATATGGGACTTGGTAAAACTTTTGTAGGTGCTGAAAAAATGTATTTGCTGAACAATACTGTAAATTTGATTGTATGCCAAAAATCAAAAATTGATGATTGGGTTGATCACATGAAAACGTATTACCCTGAATACAGGGTTATGGACTTGACCAAGAAAAGTGAAGGTGTGAACTTCCGTACACTGGTTGAAACCAAAGACCTGTATGATCAGAACATTCAGATTGTCGGTGTAATCAATTATGATTTGGTATTCAGACGTAAGTATATAGCCCATATAACCGACTTTACATTGTTACTTGATGAATCAAGCCTTATATGCAATGAAAACGCTAAACGGTCAAAATTCATATTGAAGTTACAACCGGAAAGCGTGATCTTGCTGTCAGGTACACCAACAGCAGGAAAGTATGAACGGTTGTGGTCACAGCTTAAGTTGTTAGGTTGGGATATTAACAAGAAAGCCTTTTATGCTTCCTATGTTCAGACAGAATGGATTGAAAACGGTGATGGATACAAGAAAGAAGTAATCACAGGATATAAGCACGTTGAGCATTTAAAGAAAAGACTTACACAGTTTGGTGCAGTGTTCATGAAAACAGAAGAAGTGATTGAACTGCCTGAACAGACTGAACAGAAAATTTTCTTGAAGATCACAAATGAATATAAGTTTTTCATCAAACACAATTACTTGGAACTTGATACAAGGAACTTAGTCAGATTCAAAGACGATTCAGATTTTGAGGGTGAAGATGTAACACCAAGAGTTGAACTGATCGGTGATAATAGCCTGACCAAAACGTTATATTGCAGACAGTTGTGCGGTCAATGGCATAAGGAAAAACTGGAAGCATTCAGGGACTTACTGGAATCAACAGAAGATCGGTTGATTGTGTTTTATAACTTCAACGAAGAACTGACAAGACTTAGAAAAATATGTGAATCACTCAACAGGGAAGTCAGTTTTGTAAATGGTTCAGGACGTTCAATGTATGCCTATGAATGTGTAGATAACAGTGTCACATTTGTTCAGTACCAAGCCGGGGCAATGGGTGGTAACTATCAGAAAGCAAATAAGATTGTGTACTTTACGTTGCCACTTGGAAAAGGGTCTTGTGATCTTTGGGAACAGTCAAAGAAACGTATACACAGAATCGGTCAGAACAGACCATGTTACTACTATTACCTACTGGTAAAGGGAAGTTTTGAAGAAAGGAATCTTGCAGCATTGCAGGAAGGAAAGGAACTAACTGATGAATTGTTCAATACTTGATAAGGTATTCGGAATTATGGCAATTATTGGATTTTTCTTAATTGTTGGTGCGGTCGGTGCATCTGATTATGCCGTTGAAATGCATATATATGAACCGGTGACAGCTCACATGAAAGAAATTGTAATAGGTGTGATTTTGATGATACCGGGAATGATTTGTTTAGGTGATTAAATGGTTGGACTTATAATACTGAAATTAGGTGGTTAATGTGGCAGCAGAAAAGAATTTTGAAAACAGGGTTAAAAAATACCTTGATGAATATGGTTGTTGGTGGCTCAAATACTGGGGTGGTGCAGCTTACACAAAAAGCGGTATTCCTGATTTACTGGTAAGTTCAGACGGTTGTTTTCTTGGTATTGAAGTCAAGGCAGACAACGGTGAACCGTCACTGATACAGCTTTATCACTTAAGGAAAATAAGAGAATCCGGGGGATATGGTATTTTACTATTTCCAAAGGACTTTGAAGAGTTCAGAGCATTCAATGAACACAAAACAAAATCTAACGCTTGGTATCTTTCCAATATTGAAGAACAGAAGTGGTGGAAAATAAAGTTAGAAGAAAAGGAGATTTAATAATGACAAGAGAAAAACAGATTGAGTATTTCAAAGGTTGCCTGATGGCAACAGGTCGTGAGGGTGTGGAAGATTTACTTGACTTCATCGAAGAACTTGGTTTTTATGATGCCCCGGCATCCGGTGGAAATCACTGCTGTAAAGATGGTGGACTGTTAGAGCATACAGTTAACGTCATGCAGTACGCTGAAAAGATCGGTCTTACACTGCTTGGAAGTGAAGCATATAACAAGATTCACAGCAGCGTGATTATTGCATCAGCATTACACGACCTTGGTAAGTGTGGACGTTATGGAAGTCCTTATTATGTTGAAAACATGGTGCAGGATGGTAGACCGACCAAAAAAAATCCTGAACAGAAGTATAAGAGATCAGAAAGTAAACCGTACAAGATCAGTTCTGATTTGTGCCATATTGACCACCCTTTAAGATCGGTTGAACTGGCAGCACGTTACATTGATCTGACAGAGGAAGAAGAACACGCTATTTTCTATCATGATGGTGCTTATGGAAGTCTTGCGTATGATCTGAAAGGTCATGAAGAACCATTGCAGGTGATCATTCATTTTGCAGATTTTTGGTCAGCACAGTTTCTTGAGGTCGGAAAACTGGAAAAATTCAAAGATCAGGATGTGACAGAATCCGATCAGGAAGGTGTGGAGTAATGGAAGATATTAAGACAGCAATAGATAGTGCGTGGAATGCATACCGGGAACGGTTCGGTACAGATGCCAAACTTGAAGAAGGTGATCAGGTTGCAGTTGTCATGAATAATTGTGTACTGGTTATCAGCTTACAGGATGCAACACTTAAATATGATTTTATCGGTGGTAAACCTTTACAGGTTGATCATACATTAAGAATTTATGAAAGTGAGGGTAAATAAATGAGTAGTGCAAAGAAACACAAACAGAGAAGTCACAGAAGTTACAGAAACAGTGTTGCAACAGCTGAACATTTTCAGAACAGACAGATTTTGAAGGTGTCACAGCAGAAAGCAATGAAAGAAAAGAGCAATCTTTTTACTAAGTTAATTGGCTTATTCAAGAAAGGAGATAAATAAACATGGCACAGAAAGTTTTAATTATGGGTGAATCCGGTACAGGTAAAAGTACAAGCCTTAGAAATTGTGACCCGGCAACAACAGCGGTTATCAATCCGGTAGGTAAACCATTACCGTTTAAGAATCACTTTGAAATGCTGAACAATGAAACCGATGCAAGAAAAATTGTGAAGTACATGAAAGAACAGTGTGCAGCAGGTAAGAAGCTGTTGGTGGTTGATGACTTCCAGTACATTCTTGCAGTACCGTACATGAACCGTATCAAAGAAACTGGGTGGGACAAGTACAATGATTTTGGTGCGAACTACTTTGAAATCATTGACTGTTGCAAAGACTTACCTGATGATGTTGTAGTCGTTTATATGACCCATTTGGAAACTTTAGATAACGGTCTTACAACTGTTAAGCTGATTGGTAAACTGTTGCGTGAGAAGATCACCATTGAAGGACTGTTTACCGTTGTACTTAGAACTGGTGTGAATGAAGCCAAGTATTACTTTTACACACAGAACAGCGGAAAAGATACAGTAAAATCACCGCTTGGAATGTTCACCGCATACGCTATTGACAATGATCTTAATTATGTTGTTGACAAGATCAGAAATTATTATGAACTTGGTGATTACAAGTCAGATGATGAAATGAATGCTGCTGATCAGGCGGTTGCATCTGATCTTGAAAAACCTGACAGCAAAGGCAGAAGAACAAGAGGTAAAAAAGCTGAATCTGCAACACCAACAGATGCAAAGGAAGAAAAGACTGGAAGAACACGTAAGAGTAGGGCAGAAGTTCAGGCAGAAAATGAACAGAAGATTGCTGATCACATGGATGAAGTTGACAAGGCTATTGATCAGGCTTTTCCGGGACAGGAAGAAGTACCATTTGATGAAGCAATGGATGTTGCCGATAAAGTACCGAAACCGGATTTACAGAAACCACCAAGAAGAACACGTAAGGAAAGAAATGCTGAAAAGTCTGAACCTGTTCAGGACGGTACAACGAACACTGATTCTGAATCTGTCACACTGAAAGCAGATGCATATTTTTATGTTCCGGATGATGATAACTATGTGATGAAGCATAAGGGTGATACGGTTGACCTGATCGTTGATGGTGTTGAGGTTATGAAGGTAATCACAAGAGAAGAATTTAATGCAGGAATCAAAAGACTTGCACAGGAAAACAACACTGTACCTGCTGACGCACAGACCCCGGCTGAACCTTTAGACGGTGCTATGAACCCACCTGAACAGCACGTCAGAGGTCAAAGACGAAGAAGAACAAGATCATGATTGCATTAAATATTTTTCTTGCAGTCATGGCAGCATTCTTTGGATTCGGTTCAGTGGGTGACAGGATTCAGAAAAATAGGGATAATTATACAAGGGTTTGTATTGCTTGTATCATAGCAATTATAATCATAAATTTATTTTAAGAAAGGTTAAATGGTGAAAAATTATGGCAGTAGATTTTAGTGCATTCGATGAACAGGTTGATCTTAACGCATTACAGAAAGAGGTTCAGGAAGCAGACGATTCACAGTTTGAAGATGTACCGGATGGGGATTATGATGTAAGTTTCGATAAAATGGAGATCAAGCCAACAAAGAAAGGTGACAAGCTGATGTTTTCCGCACAGTGTAGCATCTTGGAAGGTAATCAGAAAGGTAGAAAGATTTTCTTCAACCGTACTATTTCCGGCAACACTTCACAGAAGTGGACTAATGGCATGGCAATCAAATCTGTTTGCACATGGCTTGATAAACTTGAAACAAATACAGTACCGGAATTTATCAACTACAGTGATTTTGCTGATTGCGTACTTGATATTTTTCAGGAAGTACAGGGTAAAGTTGGTGCAGCAGTTACCTATAAGGCTGATAACTTCAATCCAATTACTATCAACGAAGCATTCGATATGTAAAAAATTTTAATTTAAAAGTAGATAAAACATCTACTTTGCAGTAAGATAACACTTAAGGCGGTGTGTAAAACGCACACCGCTTTTCAAAAAGTGGGTGATTTAGTAAATGATATTCTACGATTTTGAGGTTTTTGAAAAGGATTGGCTTGCTGTATTCATTGATGTGACGAATAAAAAAGAACACGTGATAATCAATAGCCCTGATAAACTAAAAGCCTTATATGAAGCAAATAGAAAAGATATATGGGTAGGATTTAATAACCGTCACTACGATCAGTACATCATGAAAGGTATTCTGCTTGGTATGAATCCTAAAAAGATCAATGACTGGATTATCGTTGACAATAAAGAAGGTTGGCAATATTCAAGAGCATTCAATAAATTACCCATGATCAACTATGATGTAATGCCAAGCAACGATGAAACCATGAAAACAGTCGGATTGAAAACAATGGAAGGTTTTCTTGGTTCAAACATCAAGGAAACTGATGTTGATTTCCGTATCAAAAGGAAACTGACACCTGAAGAAATAGAACAGACGGTTAAATACTGTAGGCATGACGTAGAACAGACTATCAAGGTATTTCTTGAAAAAGTCAGTGAGTTCAATGCAGTTCATGGAATTATACAGGCATTCCCAAAAGAAACGTCACTGTATGACATTGGTGACAGTGAAGCCCGGATAACAGCAAAGGTTCTTGGGTGTTCAAAAACTCATTTTGGTGATGAATTTGATTTCTTTTTTCTTCCATGCCTGAAACTGAAAAAATATAAATACGTTCAGGAATGGTTTGCGGAGAAAAGAAAAGAAGCCCTTGAAATGGGGTTACAAGATTTTGACAAAAAAGATAAAAAGACTTGGTACAAGTCACAGAACTTTGAAACAGTTGTTGCCGGAATACCGCACACGTTTGGTTTTGGTGGTCTGCATGGTGCATCTGATAAGCCGATACATCGGAAAGGTCAGATTCTTCATGTAGACGTAAATAATTACTATCCGTCAATGCTGATTGCATGGGGACTTGTAACAAGGGCAGCAACCAATAACAACTTCAAACTGGTGTATGACACAAGAAAAGCTATGAAAAAGAAACAGGTTGCAGCAGCTAAAGTCGGAAGAAAGGCAGAAGCAAAGCAATGGAAAAAAGCACAGTTGCCGTATAAGAAGATGCTGAATGCACTTTCAGGGGCAATGAAAGATGAAACCAATGCTGCATATGATCCACGTAATAACAACTGTATGTGTATCAACGGTCAGTTGATGTTGCTTGATCTGATTGAGCATTTGGAAGTTGTGCCGGGACTTGAACTGATTCAGTCAAACACCGATGGTTTGATCATTTGGATTCCTGACACTGATGAAGCCTTTGAAATGGTTGATGATATTTGTTGGGAGTGGGAACAGCGTTGTTCTACTGAACAATGTTCAATCTTGCTTGAACTTGACAATATATCAGAAATCTATCAGAAGGACGTAAACAATTACCTTTGGATTGGTACTGATGGCGGTGTTGAAAGAATTGGTGCTTACGTCAAAGAACTTTCTGCTATTGATAATGACTTACCAATACTGAATAAAGCGTTGGTTGACTACATGGTGAAAAAGATACCTGTTGAACAGACAATCAATCAGTGTGATGACTTGATTATGTTCCAAAAAATAGTGAAGCTGTCAAACAATTATAACTGGGTTGAGCATGAACATGGAACTGGTCAGATCATTAAGACAACAAAACACCGGGACGGTACACGAACAGAAGTGTGGTCATATCCTACCACACAAAAATATACTTATAAATCTTATCGTGTGTTTGCTTCCAATCGTGTTACAGACGGTAGGTTGTTAAGACGTAAGGTTGTAAAACCAAAGGGTGAAAAATTTGGAAACACACCTGATCACAGTTTCATTTATAACGATTCTGTAATTGGGGTTAAAGTACCACCGGAATTAGATAAGCAGTGGTACATAGATTTAGCAAGAAAAAGACTGAAACAATTTGGTATTGCAGCATAATACCGGAAAGGTGGGAACATGACAGACATTACAATCAAATATGATCATGGTCAGATGCTTATTCATCTTGAAGAATTTCTTTCATGTAGAAGTATCTCAAAGGTTCGTAAGCTGATTAAGTTAATCAATCGAAGTGATAACCCTGACATTGTGAATCAGATCAAAGATCACATTCAGTACAGAATGGAAGGGTTGGACAATATTACAATGATTACCGAAAACAGGATTGACCGGAATAAGGCAGAAGTGAAAGATGCTGAAATGAACGTGCAGCACTGGTTATATTTGCGGTCACAGCATAAGAAAGGTAGTAACGGTTACAAGCATTACATGACAAATGTGAAAGAAAGCCGGGACACATTGAAAGAGAAAAAGGCAGATTTGAGATCAGCCGAAAAGGAATATAAGGACAGCATCAGGGACAAAGAATTTTTCAGTAAATTGCTGTCAGAAGTATTTAGTTAAAGGATGGTGAAACAGGATGTTGTACAAAGGGTACATAAAGACAAAAGGCAAGAAAGCAATCGAAGCATTCAAAGACCGGACAAAATACCGCACTTATGACGAAGTGAAGAATCTTGAAGGGTTCGGTGGTGTTCTTGCTGATGATACCATCCTGATAGATATTGACGATGCTGAACAGTCTGAAATTTTAATGAACATTGTGGAGGAATATCAGCTTGATTGCCGGGTGTATTGTACAAGCCGGGGCAGACATTTTTTATTTAAGAATCATAGTATTACAAGGAACAGGACACATGTACCGCTTGCGGTTGGTCTGACAGCAGATATAAAACTTGGTACACGTTCATCATATGAAGTAATCAAGATTGACGGTGAAGAACGCTTTATTGAGTGGGACATTGAAGAAGGTGGAACATATCAGGAAGTTCCAAAATGGTTGTTCCCGGTTCGTACAGCGGTTGACTTTCTTGATATGGATGCAGGTGACGGACGCAATCAGGCATTATTCAATTATATCCTGACACTTACATCAAATGATTTTAGTGTTGATGATACAAGAGAATGTATCAGGATTCTGAACAGATTTGTTCTGAAAGAGCCGTTATCTGATGATGAACTGGAAGTGATTCTTAGGGATGAAGCATTTCAAAAACCTGTATTCTTTTGTGATAAGACATTCCTGTTTGACCGTTTTGCAACATGGCTTAAGAACAATGAAAATGTAGTCAGTATAAGTAATCAGTTACATATCTATCAAGATGGGATTTATCAGGTTGGGTACAAGGCTATTGAAACAGCTATGATCAATCAGATACCTAACCTGAAAAAGACACAGCGAAGAGAAGTATTAGAGTATATGGAACTTATAGCTGATGAAAAAGCACAGGCAGATGCACGTTATATAGCATTCAGGAACGGTGTGTTGGATATTGTGACCGGACAGATGCAACCATTCAGCCCTGATTTGGTTATTACCAATCAAATACCTTGGGACTATAACCCGGAAGCCTACAGTGAACTTGCTGATGATACACTGAACAAATTAGCTTGCGGTGATCAACCGATCAGGGCATTACTGGAAGAGTGCATTGGCTATTGCTTTTACCGCAGGAATGAACTTGGTAAGGCATTCATCCTGACAGGTGACAAGTCCAATGGTAAGAGTACATTCCTTGATTGTGTCAAAGCAATTCTTGGTGATGGGAATATATCAGCACTTGACCTTAAGGAATTAGGGGACAGGTTCAGCACATCAATGATGTTCGGAAAACTGGCAAATATCGGTGATGATATTGGTGATGACTTCCTGCAAGGTTCACAGGTAGCAACATTCAAGAAAGTAGTTACAGGTAACAGAATCAAAGCAGAAAGAAAAGGGCAAGACCCTTTTGAGTTTAACCCTTATGTGAAGCTGCTGTTTTCAGCAAATGATATACCAAGAATGAAAGATAAGACAGGGGCAGTTCTTAGACGTTTGGTGATTATTCCATTCAACGCAAGATTTACAAAGTATTTACAAAGTGGTGAGATTGACCCGGATTACAACCCTTATATCAAGTATCAGTTGGTTGAACAAAGTTCAGTTGAATATCTGATCAGGGTAGGTGTAGAAGGACTGAAAAGAATCATTGAAAACAATGAGTTCACCAAGTCTGAAAAAGTGGCTGAACAGATTGATGAATATGAAAATGAAAATAACCCAATCAAGGCATTTATTGATGAATGCGGTGTTGAAATGATTGAGGATGAACCGACAGGTGACGTATACAGCAGGTATCAGGTGTTCTGTGCTGATTGCGGTATGCAGCCGATGTCAAACATCGTATTTAGTAAGCAGATCAATAAGCGGTTGGGATTTGAAACAGTAGTAACTAAGGTAGGTGGTAAATCTATCAGGATATTTAGAAAGGTGTGACGATATGGAAAAGTTAGTATTAACAGGTACGGTTTGTTTTTGCTGTGGTCTTACGGTTGGGTTAATCCTTGGTGCTGTAGTAATGGCATTAGCTGTTGCAGCGAAAAAGTACAAACCCAAGACGAAGGAAATTGATGATTGTTGGGGTTGTTTCGGTGCTGCAAATGGTGATTGCGATCACTGCCCGGTGAAAGGAGAGGAGTAATAAGGATGAAGAATAAAGAGAAGTATGCAAAAGAGATTGTGGAGCTTGCTTGCAACGGTGAGGGTATTGCTGTTAACAAGCATTCAGGAATGGTTTTTCCGTGCAATAATATTCCGTGTAGTAATTGTTTGTTTGATAACGACTATTATTGCGAAGAGGAAAGAAAAAAAATGGGCAGAATCCGAGTACAATGAAAAGCCAGTGATTTCCAAAAAAGATAAAGCTTTTTTGGAGTATCTCAAAGAAGAGTATAAGTATATTGCAAGAGATAAAAATGATGTCTTATACGCATACAATGCAGAACCATGTAAGGCGCGTGAGAGTTGGAATTCAGGTTGCTCTGATTATTGGTTTCGTTTAAATCATCGTTTTGATATAAACTTCCCAATGGTCAAATGGTCAGATGAAGAACCGTGGCTTATCAAAGATCTGAAGAAGTTAGAAGTGGTGGAAGAGTATGAAGAAAATTCCAGGTAATGAGTATCTTAATGGTGCATTTCATGGTGCAGACGGTGGTTCATGTTAAGAAAGGAAAGATGTAAATGTACAAAAATAGTGAAGGATATGTTGACCCAACAGCAGGTGCAGCAATGGCAACGGTTAAGCGTGAAGAAAATTCAGAACTGAACGACCGTAACCACAAGCTGATTCAAGTGATCAGGAACATTGTTGACATTGCCGGGTTTGAAATTGTTGGAAGGGTAACACTGAAACATAAGAAATCAGGTAAGGTGTTTCACTAATTCGATGCACCAATCAGTGCGGTGGTGGTAGTGGTTACGCTAAAGTTACAGTTGGTTACGGTTAAGGGTTACGGTTGAAACCCTTGTAAATACTGGCGGTTACGGTTGTCTACGGTTAAAAGTACATTCTTTAATAATTAGTATTTTATGATAGTATAGGACTTAGTAAAAATAAGAATATATAGAGAATAGAGTTTTAACCGTAACCGTAGAAACCGTAACTTCCTTGATTTATAAGGGTTTGAAGCACTTTTTATGCTATTTTTAACCGTAACCGAAGTGTAACCAACCGTAGAAAGTGAGGTAAAAATGAGTGATCAGAAGAAATTAAGTGCAAGGGAATATCTGAAACAGCTTGAAGTGTTAGATATGCAGATAAATGATGATATTGCCACGCTGTCAGATATGAAAATGAATGTATGCAGTGCAGGCGGTATTGATTACAGCCGGGACAAAGTGCAGACTTCACCTGTAGGTGATAAGTTATGTAAGGACGTAGTGAGGTATACCATGTTTGACCAACACATCAATGAAGAAATAGATCAGTTTGTTGATGCAAAGAAGCAGATCATTAAGGAAATTCGGGGATTGCGTGACAAGAATATGATTCAGATTCTTACAAAAGTGTATGTGCAGTTTAAAACAGTCAAGGTTGCTTCACAGGAAATGAAAAAATCTTATTCATATACCGTAGAACTGCATAATAAGGCACTTTCAGCGTTTGAAGATACCTATAAAAACCTTACATATCTGACATAAAACCAATTATTTCATATTTGACAAATACAAGCTGACCTTTTATAGTGTATGCTGTACAAAAATTTTTGCAGGTAATAATAAATTACCTGCAAATTTTTTATGCAAAATTATATTGATTATTGTCTTATGTGCTGCAAAGGTGCTAAAATCTCCTACCTTGCAGCACTTTTTGTTATAAAAATAATAGAAAGGCGGTGTTGTTATGGCAAAAAAAGGCAAATTAACTGAAAAGCAGCAACGTTTTGTTGATGAATACCTGATTGACCTGAATGCAACACAGGCAGCTATTAGGGCAGGTTATTCAGTAAAAACAGCGGATGCAATCGGATGTGAAAACTTGACAAAACCTAATATTCAACAGGCTATTGCTGAACACATGGCAGAACGGTCACGAAGAACCGGAGTGAATCAGGATAGGGTTGTATTAGAGCTTGCCAAGATTGCATTTGTCAGAATGACAGACGTTGTTGACAGTAACGGAAGAATCAAACAGGATGCATCTGCTGATGATCTTTCCTGTATTGAATCAATCAAATATAAGGAATCTGATAATGAGTTTGGTGGAAGTGTTGAAAGAGAAGTCAAGATTGCTTCCAAGATGAAAGCCCTTGAACTGCTTGGTAAACATTTAGGTATGTGGAATGATAAGTTAGATGTGAATGTGACAGCCCCTATTGTTATTTCAGGAGCAGACGCACTTGAGGACTAAATACAGGCAGCCATCAAGTCAATATGTATTTGGTTATCAGAAGTTCATTCTGATGCCGGAAGATTACAAGGCTACAAAGTCCGGTAAGGTTAATGTGAAATTACCGGAAGTAGTCGGTAAGGGTTACGGTACATTTTGGCGGTGGAAAGGTAGATACCGGGCAGTCAAAGGTTCACGTGCATCTAAGAAGTCAAAGACTACAGCATTATGGTACATCACCAATATGATGAAGTACCCTGATGCGAATACCTTAGTTGTCAGAAAAACTTACAGAACACTAAAGGATTCCTGTTTTACTGAACTGAAATGGGCTATACATCGACTTGGTGTTGATGCTTTTTGGGACATAAAAGAATCACCGCTTGAAATGACGTATAAGCCAACAGGTCAAAAGATTTATTTCAGAGGACTGGATGACCCACTGAAAGTAACATCAATCACTGTTGATCAGGGTGTATTGTGTTGGATGTGGATTGAAGAAGCATATGAAATCAGTTCAGAGGATGATTTCAATATGCTTGATGAATCTATTCGTGGTGCAATCCCGGAAGGTTCAGACCTGTTCAAGCAAATCACCGTAACATTCAACCCTTGGAATGAACACCATTGGTTGAAGAAACGGTTTTTTGATAACCCGGACGATGAAACACTTGCACTTACCACCAATTACACCTGCAATGAATGGTTAGATAAAGCCGATCTTAAGGTTTTTGAAACCATGAAGAAACAGAACCCACGCAGATATGCAGTTGCCGGACTTGGTAATTGGGGTATCGTTGACGGTCTTGTGTATGAGAATTGGCATGAAGAAGCCTTTACACTGGAACAGATCAGACAGCAATACAAGATTGATTCAGCTTTTGGTTTGGACTTTGGTTATACGAATGACCCATCTGCATTGTTTTGTGGATTCATTGACACGAAGAACAAAAAAATATTCGTGTGGGATGAAATGTATAGTGCAGGTCTTTCCAATGAGCGAATATATCAGAACATCACTGATATGGGCTATGCAAAGGAAAGAATCACAGCGGATTCAGCAGAACCAAAGTCTATTGATCAGTTAAAGGGTTATGGTCTTAGGGTCAAAGGTGCTGAAAAAGGTAAGGACAGTATCAACAGCGGTATTCAGTTTATTCAGGACTTTGAAATCATCATACACCCAAGATGTGTGAATTTCTTGACGGAGATCAGCAACTATACTTGGGACAAGGACAAGTTCGGTAATAAACTGAACCGCCCTATTGATGACTTCAATCATTTGATGGATGCAATGCGATATGCATTAGAAAAATATATCAAGAAAGGTAACGGCTGGATATTCTAGCCAATTTGGTGTGCAAAATGGAAATCTTAGGTACAAAGTATGAGTTGATTAAAAATGATCATGGTCTGATAGAAGTAAATGCTGACGGAGAGTGTCAGAGTTATGCGAAGGTTATCAGAATCAGACCACTACAGGATATGCTTTGCGGTGGAGCAACAGAAGATGAGAGAAAGAAAAGACACAGCGAAGTAATGCGGCATGAAGTAATTCATGCTTTTTTTAATGAGAGTGGTCTTAGTGACTATTCGAACAATGAGGAACTGGTTGATTGGCTTGCAATGCAGTTTCCGAAAATGCTCAAGGTATTTCAGGAGCTTGGTTGTACAGAGTAAGTAGCAGAAAGGGGGTGATAAATTGCTTACGATCGAAGAGATAAAGATGTTCATTGATGAAGATGCTGCATCGGTAAAAAAGCATTTTGCAAAAATAGGTGAACGCTATTTTGACGGTGATCACGACATTAAAAATTACAGAATGTTTTACTTCAATTCTGATGGTCAGCTTGTGGAAGATACAAGCCGGGCAAATGTGAGAATACCGCACCCATTTTTCAAGGAACTGACAGAACAGGGTACACAGTACACCCTTTCAGGTTCAGATGGTTTTGTATTCAGTGATGTGCCTGAACTACAGAGTGAACTTGATGCAAGATTCAATAATAACGATGATTTTATTGATGAACTGTCAGAAACGCTTACAGACTGTCAGACAAAAGGTTTTGCTTATATGTACGCTATGAAAGACAGCACTGACAAGCTGAAATTCACGTGTGCTGACAGTATCGGTGTTGTAGAAGTAGAAGCACGATTTGGAGAGGACGGAAAAGACCATGTAATTTACTGGTATGTTGACCGGGTTGACAAGGAAGGTCACAGAATCAAGAAAATCATGGATTGGGATGATGAACAGGTTGTTTATTATGTTCAGACAGATGAAGGGGAAATACAGCTTGACGATAAAGCCAAGGTAAACCCAAGACCACATATACTGTATCAGGTTGACGGTGATGATAATACCTATATTGATTCACTTGGTTTCTTGCCATTCTTCCGGTTGGATAATAACAAGAAACAGTTCAGTAACCTGAAAGCAGTAAAAGACCTGATTGATGATTATGACCTTATGGCTTCCAGTCTTTCCAATAACCTGATTGACTTTGACCATCCTTTGTATGCAGTCAAAGGGTTTGATGGTGATAACCTTGATGAATTGCAGCAGAATCTTAAGACAAAAAAGATTGTCGGTGTCGGTTCAGATGGTGGTATTGAAGTACATACAGTAGATGTACCGTATGAAGCCCGGAAAGTTAAATTGGAACTGGATGAAAAGAACATATATCGTTTTGGTATGGGGTTGAACTTGTCAGGTCTGAAAGATACATCAGCAACAACCAATATTGCAATCAAGGCAGCCTATTCACTGCTTGATCTTAGATGTAAACACCTTGAAAGGAATATCAAGCGGTTCTTGCGTAAGATCGTGGCGGTGTGCATTGATGAAATCAATCAGCAGAACGGTACAGATTATCAGATCACAGATGTTTATTTTGATTTCACCCACGAAGTAATGAGTAATGAACAGGAAAATGAACAGAATGAACTTACAGAAGCACAGAAACAACAGGTACAAATCAACACCCTGTTATCACTGGCACAGATTTTTGGTGATGATTTGACGATTCAGTATATTTGTGATGTTCTTGATATTGATTATGAAGATGTGAAGGACAAGTTGCCGGATAATGAAGCTGATAAGGTGCAGCAGGTGCAAGATGATCTTGATTCTATTATACCGGATGATGAAGGTGGTGGAATAGGTGAACAAAGCACAGAAGGAAGTGCAGCAAGCACAGCTTGATGAAGAAAAGAAAGTTATCAGACTGTTAGAAGTTGTATATGAGAGGGCAAAAAAGGACTGTGAACAGAAAATCATGGAACTGTCTGCAAGGACAGATCTTGAAAATCTGCAAAGCATTATATACCAAAAAGAATATCAGCAGATTATGGTTGATCAGATTGAATCAATCTTGTATGACCTGCATGAAGGACAGTTTACAACAATAGCTGATTATTTACAGCAATCGTACATAAACGGTTATATTGGTATGTACTATGACCTGCATCTCAGTGGTATACCTTTGGTTGTTCCAATCAACCAAGATCAGGTTGTCAAGGCAGTTCGTACAGACAGTAAATTGTCAAGCGGTTTGTACACCAAACTTGGTGAAGATGTTGATTACCTTAAGCGGTCAATCCGTGCTGAACTTTCAAGAGGGATTGCAAGCGGTTCAACATGGAATGAAATGGCGGTAAGAATTGCAAAAGGTATGAACAGCCCTTTTCGTAAGGCATATAACAATGCAATTCGTGTTGCCCGGACAGAAGGGCATAGAATACAGAATGAAGCAGCTCTTGACGGTCAGCATGGGGCAAAGAAAAAAGGTGCTGATATAGTCAAACAGTGGGATTCAACACTTGATGGACGTACAAGGGATGAACACCGGGAATGTGACGGACAGATCAGAGAAATTGATGAACCGTTTGATGTTGGCGGTGAGAAAATGCAAGCACCGGGTGTTGGTGGTTCTGCAAAGAACGTCTGTAACTGTCGGTGCTGTCTGCTGCAACGTGCAAAATGGGCTTTAGACGATGATGAACTAAAGACCTTACAAGAACGTGCAACATTTTTTGGATTGGATAAAACACAGTCGTTCAACGACTTCAAACAGAAATATTTGAAGTTACCTGACAATGCTGATACAATGAATGTGAAAGAATATGATGTGTTGGAACACACCCAAAAGCTAAAGGGTGCAATGAGTAGTTCAGACTATGATGAATACATGAAGATTCTGATTGAACACAGTAATACGTCACTTCAAAAATTGTATGCAAAGTATGCCGATAAAATCAACGGTGTAGCATACGGAAAAAATGGATATTATACACCACGTGACAATAAACTTGTGTTTTCATATCCAGCGAAGAAATATATTGATGGTGGAAAAAGCAAATATGGAACATTAGCACATGAGTACGGTCATTATTTTGACGCAAAAGCTAATTACGATAATACACATTTTTCAGAACTTGATCTTATTAACGGAAAAGTTAAATGGTGTAAGCTGTCAAAGGTTGCAAGTTCATCTGATGAATTTCTTGTCGCTGTAAGAAAAGATAGGGATTTTTTAAAATCAATTTTAACTGATGAAGTGAAAGAAGATTTTAGAAATAATCATGCAAGTGCAGGTGTTCAAGATGCTATTGACGGATTACTTGGAGAACTTATAGCATGGGGGCATGGAGATAAATATTATAATCGTCAATACAGTTCGATGAAACGTCTTAAGGAACATAAAGGTTTACAGGCAGCATATAAAGAACTTGGTATTGATGCAAGTAATCTTAGCAAGGTAGCAAATGAATGTAGGGTTTATGAATCTGCATCTGAAATGTGGGCTAACATCATGGGTGCAGAAGTTAATGGTGGTTCTGAACTGGAATATGTGAAGAAGTACTTGCCAAACAGCTATGAAGCATTCATTGAAATTCTGAAAGGGGTAAAATAATATGAATGAGAAATTACAGAAAGCACTTGAACGGTATAAGGAAAAATTCAATGATGATTTTCCAACTATTCCGTTTGAAAGTCAGGAAGATGAAGAAATTATTGACATTATTGATGAATGTATCGAAGAAAACAAAGACGTTTATGATCTTGGGTACTTGTCACTTGACGATATAATGTATTAAAAAGCAAAGGTATACAATTCTGCACCTTTGCTTTTTTATTACCTATATGACAGTTATATGAGGTCAGAAAGGGGGATAAAAGGAACATGAAAGCGTTGCACATTCACTTGGTACTGTAGAAAGGTATGGTGATCCTGATTATCTCCCAACTATGGGTTAAATAGTATTTTTAAGGCATCCGCAGGGGTGTCTTTTATTTTGTCCGAAAAAGGCTTATGACGTTTAAACTGCTGCTGAAATGACCCCTACAACATGGGATATAAACTGTTGACCGTTCCCGGTGACACCGGATATAAAAACATGACGGAGAAAGGAAGAAGAACATGGAATTTTTAAAAGCATTTTTTGGTGATAAGGCTATCACCTATGATGAACTGGTACAGGCAATCAATGCCTATAACGGTGATGAAAAGAACAAAGAGAAGCTGATCAAGATGGTCAACCTTACTGATGGTGGTTATGTGTCTAAGGACAAATACACCAACCTTGAAACTGACCTTTCCGGTAAGACTACAGAACTGACCAAGGCAAACAACCTGATTGAAGAACTGAAAAAGTCAGCCGGGAAAGACGAAGAAACACAGCAGAAAATCACTGCATATGAAACAGAGATTGCAGACCTTAAGAAAGAGAATGCAGAACTGAAAATAGAAAATGCATTGAAATTTGCGTTGGTTGCAGCAGGTGCGGTTGATGTTGATTATCTTGTATTCAAGGCAAAGGAAAAAGGTGAAATCAAACTTGGTGATGATGGAAAAATCAAGGGTGAAGATGATCTGATTTCAGGTCTTAAAACACAGCATCCTACCATGTTTGAAGCATCCAATGGCAATCAGCAGCAGAGTGGTAACAGAAAAATTCTTGAAAACAACCTGCCGGGTGGGGATAAAGACAAGACAGTTACCAAAGAACAGTTCCTTAAGATGGGTTACAACGAAAGAATGAAACTCAAAGAGGAAAACCCGGAATTATTCAAACAGTTAAATGTACACTAAGAAAGGTTAAAATGGTGAATTAAATGGCAAGAACAGGAAATTTTGGCGGTTTTGCTTTTGATGAAGAAGTATTTACCGGGATGATGCAGGAAGCCGACTATTGGACTACACCAATCATTGCTTCCGGTATCGTGCAGCAGGACAGTTCTATTATGGACTTAATCGGTGAGCATGGAAACGTGGCAACAATTCCAATTTATAAACCGATTGACGCAAATGAAAGCGGTATGGAAGCACTGAACAACGATGGTGAAACAAACAACACACCTGTTGAAATCAGCGGTGACAAACAGACTTGTATGCTTATTCAGAGAATGAAAGCATTCAAGGCTAAAGACTTCACAAAGGAATTAACTGGTGCTGACCCTATGACACTGATTAGAAATAAGATTGCAGGTTATTATGGTCAGGTTTGGGAAAAAGAACTGATGAACATTGCACAGGCAGTATTAGCAGTTGCAGCACTTAGTGATCATGTACTTGATCTTACTAAAGGTACTAAGACAAACATTGAAGCAGGTACAATTTACGATGCAGAACAGGCAGCACTTGGTGATATGGCAGGTGGTCTTGGTCTGATGGTTATGCATTCCATGATCTTCAAAGAGTACAAGAAAATGGAAATGGTTGACTATGATAAGTATGTTGTCAACGGTGTAGTTCAGAAAGAAATTACATTGCCAACTATTGCAGGTAAACACGTACTTGTAACTGATAGATTTACAGCTACAGGGGCAGGTGCAGATGCGGTTTACAGCACATATCTGTTTGGTGAAGGTGCATTTTTATCTTGCGATAAGAACAACTATGAGAATCAGTATACAACCAACTATGACCCGGAAGCATCCGCAGGTATTGACAAGTTCTATACAAAGCAGGGTAAGGTGTTGCATCCGAATGGTCTTTCTTTAGCAGTTGATCAGATTGCAAAAGAATCACCGACTTATGCAGAACTTGGTAAGTCTGCAAACTACAGCCTTAAGTTCAATACAAAGAACGTTAAGATGGGTCTTATCAAGTCCAAGGTCGGTACAGCAGTTGTCTAAGAAAGGGTGATCTGATGATATTAGCAGTTGATGAAGTGATGAAATTGCCTGAATTTGCAACGCAAAATGAAAAGGTAATTGAAGAAAAACTGAACGCTGCTGAACTTATGATCAGAGCATACACAAACAACAATTTTCAGAATCGGTTTGTTCGGTTCACCGCTGACAGTTTGGGTAACAGACTGCTTGGAACGTCAGATTTTTTGAAAGTAGGTGATACAGTTCAGATTTCTCAGTCAATGGTGAATGATGGATTGTATAAGATCACTGAACTTGGTGATGATTTCATCAGAGTTGATCAGGAGTTGTACAAAAGTACAAACCTGATCACTAAGGTGGAATACCCTGCTGATGTTCGTGCAGGTGTACTTGAATTACTTAAGTGGGACATTAAGAATAGACCGAAAACAGGGGTCAAGTCTGAAACACTGTCAAGATACAGTGTGACTTACTTTGATCAAGACGCTAACAATCAAGTTATGGGCTATCCTGTTGCCTTACTTGGATTCTTAAAGCCTTATATAAAGGCGAGATTCTAGTTATATGAGTGTTGGCGGTAACATTCAAGGATTGTTACAGGTAAAAAAAGAAAGCCTTAGAAATGCCATAGGTGAGCGTGAACACAAGTGGGTTGATTGTACATCAATCTTAGGTTGGTTGGATTTATCAACAGGTGATTCAAAGCACACAACTTTTTATGCCAAGGTTCAGGAAAGTACACACATTTTCTTGTGTGACTTTACCAATCTGAAAAACCTGTCAACTGATTGGGTTTGGAATCCATTCAGTTTTCTGACAGGTGTGATCAGTAAGACGGATGAACAGGAAACCGTTGATGTGACAAGTGACAATGCAAGAATGGTTGTAAATGGTGAAGTGTATGAAATCCTTCTGATTGATGACCCTATGAATATGCACGATCATTTAGAAATCTATTTAAGATTTATAGGGGGTCAGTAGTATGTCAGTTGAATTTACAGATAACACAGCAAAAATTAAAGCTGCATTATCGGAAGGGGTTATTGGATTCCTTCACGAAGCAGGTGGTGAAATACAGGCACAGACCCAAAGAAACAGCAGGGTTGATACCGGACAAACAAAGGGGTCTTACAAATATATGGTTGATGAAGGAAAAGATGAATCAACTGTTGCTGTAGGTTCAGACCTTGAAAATGCGATTTGGGAAGAATTTGGTACTGGTGAATATGCACTACATGGTGATGGAAGAAAAGGCGGTTGGGTTTATAAGAGTAAGAAAGACGGTAAATTTTACCATACTTACGGAAAAACACCACGACAGCCACTCACGAAAGCATTTCAGAGTGTAGCCCCAAAGATAAAGAAACAGCTTGTAAATGTCATTAAACAGAATTTAGGGGGTTAATTATGGTTGATATGCTTGGTTTTATTTCTGATCAGCTTGATCAACTTGGTATTCCTTATGAATTTGGTGAATGGACGGGTGAAATTAGCTATCCTTACTTTGTCGGTTCGTTCAATGAAACTGAACACAGATTAGAGGACGGATATACAGGCGGTGTGTTTACACTTGATGGTTGGTCAAGGGGGTCAAAATTACCGCTTGCAGAAATAAATGACAAATTAAAAAAAGCATTTGAAGATTTAAGGGCAGTTCAGGAAGGAACTGCTTTTTTTATTACCTATTGGAACGGTTTAATGATTCCAACAGGTGAAGAAGATCTTTTTAGAATTACGATAACACTTAACACAAATGAGTGGAAAGGAGCATAAAAGAATGGGCTTAAAAAAGCATGGTATTACATCTGAAACTATCAAGAACATGATCTTGGGTGCAGGTGTCATTTACAAAAATCTTAAGTATGAAAAAGCAAGCAGTGGTTGGACTGGTACACCACTTGGTGCAACTTCCGGTGGTCTTAAGTTCAACTATGAAGCACAGTGGTTAGATGTTGAGGTGGACGGTGCAACTGTACTGATCAAAGGTGTCAGCAAACAGAAGGTTGGTGAATCTGCCACACTTGAAGGTCAGATGACAGAACTTACAGAAGATATTCTTGTAAGTGCATTACACCTTGTAAAATCCACTTCCGAAGATACAACCTATGTCAAATATGTATCTAAGGAAAACATCACAGAAGCAGATTATCTTGAAAATGTTGCATATGTTGGAACACTTTCAAGCGGTAAAAATGTAATCATTATTTTACCGAATGCACTCTGTACAGAAGCATTTGAACTGGAAACAAAGAACGCTGAACAGACAACATTTGCTGTCAAGTTTGAGTGTACAGCTGATCTTGAAAACGACAGCTTAAACAAGTTGGATATTGCTATTTACTATCCAAACGCTGTTGTGTAGGGGGTGTGAATTATGCGAGTTGTAGTAGTAAGAGAATATACAGACAAGTACACAGGTGAAGGTCATGTGATCGGTGAAAAACTGGATATGACAGAAGAAAGATTTGCAGAAATTCAGGACAAAGGAATGTTTGTGGTTGATATTTCTGATGAAGTAGTGCAGCAGGAAACACCTGCTGTATCTGCTGAACAGGTAGAAGATCAGGAACAGGAAACAGCAAGTGAACAGACTGAACCTGTTGAACATGAAGAAACATCTGCACCAAAACAGGATAAACCTGCAAAAGGTGGTAGAAGAAACAGATCGAAAAAAGAAAGTGAGGATAAATAATCATGGCAGATTTCAGATTTAAGGATTTAACAGTTGATAACGCATTTGACTTTTGTGAGGTTCTTGCAGTTATCGGAGTAGAACAGGTCATTGGTGCATTTGACAAAGACGAGATTCAGCAGTTGCAGGAATCCGGTACAGATATGAAAGAAGTTGGTATTGTCATTGCTATGAAGGTGTGTGGCATTCTGATCAAGAATATTTCAAAGGCAAGAAATGAAATCTGTAAGTTTTTTGCTAACTGTATGGAGTGGGACAACGGTACAGCGGTTACTGCTGATGATGTGAAGAAATTCAAGCTGAAACAGTTTGTTGTCATGGTGAAAGATTTTGCTAAGAAAGATGATCTTATGGATTTTTTCGAGGGTGTTGCCGAATTAGTGGGTACGGAACAGAACGATTCGATGAGTGCTGCAACCGTAGATATGGTAACCCCTACAGCTATTTAGATAAAGCAATCAGCCGGGGGAAGTTAGACGCTACTGTTAGAACAGTTCTGAAACAGGACAATGAAGATAAACAGTGGGACTTATACTGTGCAATCACAGCAAACCCACTTGCTGATGATGTTGGAAATTTTGAAGAATTTAAACAGCGGTTTATGAGTACACCGAAAGTTGAAAAGACTGAACAAACTGAACCGACAATGAACAATGCACAGATTAAGTTACAGATGGAAAAAGCAAATAAAATTCTGAATGGATTCGTGCCACCGTTGAAAGGGGGTGGCTAATCGTTGGATATTTTTTCGTTGGTCGGAAAAATAACGATCAATTACGCTGATGCGGTGAACAACATTGAAAAGGTTTCAAAGTCTGCAAAGGACACAGCTGAAACATTGGAAGATGTTGATAAAAAGGCAGATGGTGCAGGTGATTCAGTAGAAGATGCCGGACAAGCTGCCAAGAATGCAGACAGTGGATTTACGACATGGAAAGCCACGCTTGCGAATTTAGCATCTACAGCAATCACAAAAGTAATTTCAGGATGTACACAGTTAGCTGAAAAAATGGCAGATGTGACAAAATCAGCGGTTGGTCACTATGCTGAATATGAACAGTTGGTTGGTGGTGTTGAAACACTATTCAAAGACAGTTCCGGTAAACTGATTGACTATGCTGAAAAGGCATATAAGACAGCCGGAATGAGTTCAAATCAGTACATGAATACAGCAACGTCATTTGCTGCTTCACTGATTCAGGGTCTTGGCGGTGATACTGCAAAAGCGGTTGAACTGACCAACCTTGCTATAACAGATATGTCAGATAACGCTAACAAGATGGGTACTGACATAGGTTCTATACAGGACGCTTATCAGGGTTTTGCAAAGCAAAATTACACGATGTTGGATAACCTGAAACTTGGTTATGGTGGTACACAGTCTGAAATGATCAGATTGATAAATGATTCAGGTGTACTTGGTGAAAAGATTGAAAGTTTGGATAACGTAACGTTTGACCAAATGATTGAAGCTATTCACAAGATTCAGGATAACTTAGGTATAACCGGAACAACAGCACTTGAAGCGGGTACTACAATATCAGGTTCATGGAGTTCAGTACAGGCATTGTTTGAAAATATCCTTACAAAAGTAGGTTCAAAACTTGCACCTACTGTTATGGGATTTTTACAGCAGTTGTCAGACTGGATGGAAACAATAGACTGGGATGCGTTTGCAACGTCTGTCGGTGATGCCCTACAAAGGGTATTTGACTGGATTCAAAAAATTGATTTTACAACATTCTTTGAAAAAGGAATGGACGGTGTTGAAAAATTCCTTGAAAAACTAGGTGGTCTTATTGAAGATGTGCCTAAGATTATTCAAACGTTCAAGGATTGGTCACCACTTATAGCCGGAGTTGCTGCCGGGTTCGTAACCTTAAAGGTTGCAATGGCAATATCATCATTGATTAGTGCCATAACAACAGCATGGACAGCATACAAAACAGCAAACGAAGGTGCTACTATTGCACAGTGGCTTTTCAATGCTGCATTAAATGCTAACCCTATAGTTCTTATAGTCACGCTTGTGGCAGGGCTTGTGGTTGCACTAATCACACTATGGAATACCAATGATGGATTCAGAGAAGCAGTCACAAATGCTTGGGAAAAAATAAAGGAAGTCTTTGGTACGGTTATTGACGCTATCAAAGGCTTTTTTAGTGGATTGGTGGAGAAAGTACAGACTGCATGGGAATCTGTAAAAGAAGCAGTAAGTACCGCCATTGAAGCAATCAAAGGATTCTTCACAGGTTTAGTTGATTCAATCAAACAGGCTTGGGAGAACATCAAAACGGCAATATCTGAAAAAATAGATGCCATAAAAGAAACAGTAACCAATGTGTTTACTGCAATAGCTGATACTGTAAGTGCAGTGTGGGAAACAATCAAGAATGCGGTACAGGTTGCCATCATGTTTATTGGTGAAATCATCAGTGCTGCATTTCAGATCATCACAATGCCTTGGATGTTTATATGGGAAAACTGCAAGGAATATATCATTGCAGCTTGGGAGTTTATCAAGAACGCTGTATCAACAGCCCTTGATGCAATCTCAACCACCATCAGCAATATTTGGAATGCTATTGTTGGATTCCTGACTCCTATATTGGACGGTATTAAAAATACCTTTACAACAATATGGGAAGCAATAAAAACAGCGGTATCAACCGCAATCAACAACATTCAGACGGTTATTACAACCGTATGGAATGCCATTGTTTCATTCCTTAAGCCAATACTGGAAGGTATCAAGAATACATTTACAACTGTATGGAATGCGATAAAATCAACCATTTCTACAGTGCTGAATGCAATTCAGACTACGATTACAAATATTTGGAATGCAATCAAAACGACTGTGACCAATGTGATCAATTCGATTAAGTCAGTAATCAGCAGTGTGTTCAATGCAATTAAGTCTACTATTTCAAGTATACTGAACAGCATTAAATCAACCTTTACAAGTGTTTGGAACAGTATCAAGTCAACGGTATCTAATGTGATCAACGGTGTGAAGTCCACTATTTCAAGTGGTCTGAATGCTGCAAAATCCACAGTATCAAATATACTTGGTGCAATTAAGGAAAAGTTCAGCAGCATCTTTGAAGGTGCAAAGAACATTGTAAGTAACGCTATAAACAGAATTAAAAGTTTCTTCAATTTTTCGTGGTCATTGCCACATTTGAAATTACCACATATTTCAATCAGTGGTTCTTTCAGCTTGACACCACCAAGTGTACCGCACTTTGGTATTGACTGGTATAAGAAAGCAATGGACGATGGTATGATCATGAATCAGCCGACTATCTTCGGTTACAATGCTAAGTCAAATCAGTTCTTGGCAGGTGGTGAAGCCGGAAGTGAAACGGTTGTCGGAACACAAAGCCTTATGGATATGATCAGGGTAGCGGTTAATGAGGAAAACGCTTCATTACTGGAAAAACTTGACCGGATTCTTACAATCCTTGAAAGTTATATGCCTTTCATTCCACAGCTTGCGAACCTGAAACTGGTAACAGATACAGGAGTGCTTGCAGGTGAACTTGCCCCGGCAATGGATGAAGAACTTGGTAAGATTTTTGATAAGGAAGGGAGAAGATAAGCATTGATTCAGGGTGTTACATTTGGAATTAAACACAGTTATGAAGATTTTGGGCTTATCCTTTCTTCAAAAGAAATCGGATTGCCTACACCTAAAACAGAATCAGTCAGTGTAATTGGTCGCAATGGTGACCTTGATCTGACTGATGCGTTGGGTGATGATGTGAAGTTTGAAAACAGGAAGTTATCATTTACTTTTTCCCTGTTAAATGGTGCAAGAGATTGGACTGCAACACTTTCCAATCTCTCCAACTATCTGCATGGTAAGAAGATGCGTATTGTTATGGACGCTGATAAAACTTTTTATTACTGGGGACGGTGTACAATCAATAAATTCAAAACAGATCGTACACTTGCCATTATCACAGTTGATTGTGATGTTGAACCGTACAAGATTGAAACAAATTCAGCAAGTGAACCGTGGCTGTGGGATGTATTCAGTTTTGTCAATGGTATTATCCATGTAAATGAAGTGAAAGTAAGCGGAAGTAAAAAAGTAAATCTGATTAATCGTGTCAAGATTGTATCACCGACATTTACCTGTTCAACAGCTATGAAGGTGACACACGAAGGTAATACTTATAGTTTACCTGCCGGGGAAACAACAGTTTATGACATTCGTTTACAGGAAGGTGATAACTATGTGACATTTACCGGAAACGGTACAGTCAAGATCAGTTACAGAGGGGGTTCATTGTAATGTACAGAGTATTATGTGATGGACTGCCTATTTATGATTTACGTGATGAAAACCTTGTTTTGATTGACCCTAAACTTGATTTAGAGGTCAACAAAGCGGGGGCTTTTAGTTTTAAGATGCCACCACAGCACCCACAATATGAATTACCACAAAAAATGCTGTCATGCATTCAGGTATTTCAGGATGAAGAAGAAGTGTTTAATGGCAGAATTACAGAATGCAAAATTGATTTTTATAACCGTAAACATTTTACTTGTGAGGGTCAGCTTGCATATCTGAATGACAGTATACAAAGACCTGCTGAATATCATGATATGACAGTCAGGGGTTATTTAGAATCATTGATTACATCACACAATGAGCAGGTAAAAAAAGATAGACAGTTCAAGGTTGGTATTGTCACGGTAACAGATAATAATGATTCATTGTACAGGTACACGAATTACAACAGTACCATGAAAGAAATCAAGGAAGATTTGGTTGACGATCTTGGTGGTTATTTACGTGTAAGGAATGTCAATGGAACAGCTTATTTGGACTATATAAGTGATTATGACAATGTAAGTACACAAAGTATTGAATTTGGTGAAAATCTACTTGATTTCAGCAGAAATACAGATGTGTCAGATATTGCAACGGTATTTATTCCACTTGGTGCAAAACTGGAAGAAAGTCCAATAGCTGCACTTGAACAGCGGTTGACTATTGAAAGTGTAAATAATGGGTCTGATTCACTTGTAAATTTGGACGCTGTAAAGAAATTTGGTTATATAACCAAAACTATTACTTGGGATGAAGTTACAACACCAAAAATGTTGTTATATAAAGCAAATAAGTACATTGCTGATTATCAGTGGGATAGTATGACACTGGAAGTAAACGCTGTTGATATGCACTGGACTGATGCAGATATAGAACAGTTTAAACTTGGTGATAAGATCAAGGCACATTCTTCACTGCATGGACTTGATCGGTATTTCCCATTGTCGAAAATGTCAATACAGCTTAACAATCTATCAAGCAGTAAATTCACACTCGGTACAGTAGTTAATACAAAACTTACTGCAAAATCACAGACTATTTCAAATACTGCATCAAAAGCAGTTGAAACAATACCTGTACCGTCTGCTATAGTAAAACATGCGGTTGATCAGGCAACAGCACTGATTACAGCAGCAACACATGGTCATGTGGTAACCACAGCCAACGAACAGTTAATCATGGACACTAACGATGTAAACACAGCCCGGAAGGTGTGGCGGTGGAATCTGAATGGTCTTGGTTATTCATCAACCGGGTACAATGGAACGTATAAGACCGCTATCACAATGGATGGTCAGATTGTCGGTGGACGGTTGGTTGGTGGTTCGGTATCTGCTGAAAAACTTGATATTACTTACAGGAATCAGGTTATAAAAGAAATAGCAGATGCAGAAGAATCAGCAAGATCAGATGCAGAAGATTACACTGACGGTGAGTTGAAAAAGTACTATACAAAAAGTGAAGTTGAAACAAGTATCAAAAACACTAAAGATTCTATACTGTTGTCTGCCAAAGAAACAGCTGAACAGTATGTTGATGGTAAACTAAAAAATTATTCAACGTCAGCACAGATTAAAGTCAAGACAGATTCGATTGAATCAGAAGTTAAGAAAAAGCTGAACAGTTCAGAGTTATCAACCAAGATTCAGCAAAATTCTTATGCAGTAAAAATTGCATGGAATAGTATCAGTAAATATATTCAATTTGAATATGGTGAAATGCGTATTTATGAGAGTACGACACAAAACAGTAACACACTGTTAATGTCAATGACCTCAACAGGTGCATGGTACTACTATAAAGGTACAACCATCGGTAAAATCGGTACTAACGGTTGGTCAGGTGATTCAACTTTCAGAGGTCTGATGTTCGACTTACAGAACGGTGCTGACTATATGGGGTGGGGTTATCAGGATTCACCCGGAAGTAACTATTATGTAAAACTCATATATTACGCAAATAACCGAAAAGAAAGACAAGGCTTACACGTAGGTGCAAACACTTATGTGTGGGGGTATTTGAGATTTAATGAAAGTGCAGGATTCTATAATTATTCTGATAAAAGTATTAAACTATGGTCTGATAAAGATGTAAGCATTGGTAGTTCATCATCAACTTGCTGTACATTCACAGGTACATCTTTTCAGATTTACAACAACAGAAGTATTGATTTCTACAGTCCACTAAACTTACATGGTTGGGGCTACACCAATAATTCAGATGTTCGATTGAAAACTAATATCAAGGACACAGCAATCAGAGGTTTGGAAGTGGTGAATGCTATTGACCTTAAGGAATTTGACTGGATCCAGTCCGGTGAACATCAGGCTATAGGAATCATTGCACAGCAGATTCAAAGTTTTGCACCTGAACTTATTTCAGAAGATGCATCTGACGGACACTTGAAACTTAACACAGATAAACTTGTATACTACTGTATTAAAGCTATACAGGAATTATGTGAAAAAGAGGGAATGCGGTACAGCAAACCTATTTATAAAGACCCTTACACTTATTTAGAAAAAAAGACGTTCATTGCAAAGATGCCAAGTCAAAAATATTTGGAATCTGAACCTTATGAGCGTGAACCTATTATTTTACCGAAAAGAAGGGAGTAATTACCATGAATGAAAATAATATGCCTTTATCACTTATGATGGAGAACGCAAAAGGTGCAATGACGAATGCATTTAATCAGATCGTTGAACAGTCAAACCTTCCGGCTTATTTGTTGGAAGGTATAGTTGCTGATCTGCTGTCTGAAATCCGAAAACAGAAAAACCTTGAATTGGTTTCTGATATGAATATGATGAAACAGACTGAACACAGTGAACAGGAAGAAAAGAAAGAAGGTGCTGAATAATGGCAAATATACAGCCTTATATTGATCAGATTTTAAATGCAGTATACGGTGAAGAGGTAAGATCATCTATTGTCAATGCACTTGAAAAAGTAAATGATGATAATAATTCTTATGCTGATCTGAAAAAAGAAGTAATTGCTGCAAAAGATGCAGTTGATAAATATGTGGATGAGGTGCAGCAAAAACTTAATGCTGCAAGTACTGCATTAACTAATTTACAAAATGCTACAAGTGCAGCTAATACAGCAAAAACCAATTTGCAGAACGCTACAAGTACAGCCGATACCGCAAAGGAAAATCTGACCGATGCAACAAGTACAGCGAATACAGCAAAAAGTAATGTTGAAGCAGCAACTAATTCTGCAAAAACAGCAATCAGCAATGCCAATGCAGCAAAGGCAAATCTTGAAAAAGTAATTACAAGTGCAACAACCACACAGAGTAATTTACAAGATGTAATTGATAATGCAAATCAGATTAAGGGTCAGTTGGATAGTTCCAACTCTACAGCGGTAACATCAAAGAAAAATCTTGATTCTGCAATTTCTGATGCAAGTGTAGCAAAAAGTCAGCTTCAGGAAGTAATTAACAGTGCAAGTTCAGTTAAAACTTCATTGTCTAATGTCATAAGTACAGCCAATACCGCAAAGTCAAACCTTGATACATCTGTTGCAACAGCTAATAATGTATTACAGTCACTAAGTGCGGAAAACGCAAGTGCTGCAAGTAATATTGATGAACTGAAAAGTGAAAACTTCAACAGTCAAGAAATTCTTTCAGGTGTGGCAGATATTCGTGCCTATTTGGGTATCACTGCTGATGATATTGTTGGTATTCAGGTCGATTACAAAAATAAAACATTCAAAAGACTTGCCGGAGCAGCCAACCTTACAAAAGGTTCTGATTTTGACAAGTTCACAATGTTTGGTGGTCGTAAACGTTGTAATGTTGCTGATGATGGTTCTATAGTGGCATGGTACGGTGATGCAGATTATAAAGAAGATGGTTCAATGGGTCAGGTTATGGTATATCAGCCAAAGTTCTATTATTTGGTGTGTCCTGTAGAGTATGACCCTATTGATACAGGTATTGGTTACCACTTAAGAAAGGCAAACTATTATGTGTCAGAAAAGCCACGTGCAGGTTTCAGACTTCACCCGGCATTCTATGATGCATCAGGAAATGAAATTGATTACTTCCTGACAAGTGCTTATGAAGGTAGTATTTACGATGCATCAGCAAGTGCGTATCTGTTGAATGATGAACAGGTTATGAACACTGGTGAAGATAAGTTTTCATCAATCGCAGGTGCAAGACCTGCATCCGGTTCTTCACAGAATCTTACAAGACCGAATATTGAAGCAATGGCACAGAATCGTGGAACAAACTGGCATGGTGATCTGATTAAACAGGTGTCTGCTGAACAGATGCTTATGATCATTGAAATGGGTATGATGAACTTACAGACCGCTATTGCACAGGGTGTTGTTTCCTTACCTTGGACTACAGGAAGTGACACAACAAGTTCTTATGCAGCTGCAACAGGTTCAACTGCTTCACTTGGAAATGGTACAGGTAGGGCAGAGAAAACAACCACATATGAAGGTGGTGTTGCTAAAGAATACACTGTTGATGGTAAGACTTCTGTATGTTGGAGAGGTAAAGAAAACTTTTGGGGCAACATTTGGAAATTTGTCTATGGTATCAATATTTGGGGCAATGGAAAAATGGGCGGTGGTCAGCCTTATATTTGTTCTGACTTCAGTTTTGCAGAATCAAAGAACAGTGGAAACTATGAACCTGCCGGATTCACAGTAACAAACGCAAACGGTTATATTTCAGCAATGGGATATTCAACAGCTTGCGACTGGTTATTTATTGCGTCAGAATGCCTTGGTAACAGTTCATTACCTGTTGGTGATTACACATATGTCACTGTCAACTTGAACGGTTACCGTATCGCTCTATTGGGCGGTCGTTGGGCTTATGGCGGTGTTGCGGGCGGTTTCTATTGGTATCTGGGTAACGGTGTTGGTACTCGTAGTCGGAGTATCGGGGGTCGCTTGGTATATATTCCAACACGTGATTCTGCTACTTATACCGCTGCAATCGAAGCATGGAAGCAGAAAATGGCAGCTTAAAATGTAACTTGTAAATTTAATTCATTAGGTTGAAAGAACTTCTGATATTTTCGTTATTTACCTGTAGCGGAAACCATTAAAAAATACAATCACTCAATTAGGCAGTAATTGGAATAATGGCAGTAATGCAGGCAGTTTCTATTGGAATCTGAATAACAGTGTTGGTAATCGTAATCAGAATATCAGGGGTCACTTAATAATTGCAAAACATAGCCGGGTGGAAACATCCGGCTATTTCTATAATACTGTGCGGTTCTTTCAACCATGCCACTAGGCAAAACAGAAAAATAGACGGTGCAGACAACCAAACTGGGAATACCGTCTTACTTACGAACAATAAGGAAAGGTCAACCGTATTTACCGGGCAGTAATGCCGACTGAAATTCGGATAATGCAAATACCAAGGAATGAAACGCTATGATCACTTATATGAAAAGATTTATGACCTTGAAAATTTAAGAAAAGCACACCAACACGCAAAGAAAGGAAAAGGTTGGTACAGAGAGGTTCAGGAGATTGACAAAGACCCTGACAAGTACCTGAAACAAATTCAGGAAATACTTATCAACCACACTTATAAAACATCTGATTATGAGGTGTTTTATAAACAGGACGGTAAGAAGTTAAGGAAAATCTATAAACTGCCTTATTTCCCTGACAGAATTTGTCAGTGGGCTATCTTACAGATCATTGAACCTTGTATCATCAATAACTTAACTGCTGACACCTATTCAGCAATACCAAACAGAGGTATACACAAGGGGTTGACAAAATTACAATCTGCAATGTGGAATGACCCGGAAGAATGCAGATATTGCTTAAAATTGGACGCAAGACACTATTATCAGTCAATCAACCATGATCTTCTGAAAGAGAAGTATTCAAGAATGTTCAATGATAATGAACTATTGTGGTTGTTAAATGAAATCATTGACAGTATTGAAACAGCAGAGATTGAGGACTTAACAGCAATCTATCTGTTGGAAGAAGATATTGACCCTGAAACTGGTATACCGATAGGCAACTACTTATCACAGTATTCAGGTAACTATTATTTTTCAAGTTTTGATCACTGGATAAAAGAACAGAAGCACGTTAAATACTACTTCCGTTATATGGATGATATGGTTATCTTTGGCAAGACAAAAGAAGAACTGTTTGCCTTGAAGAAAGAGATTGATATTTATTTCAGGAATGAACTGAAATTGAACATAAAAGAAAACTGGCAGGTGTTCCCATCGTATGTAAGAGGTGTTGACTTCTTAGGTTACAGAACATTTTACAAGTATACATTACTTAGAAAAAGCACCTGTTTGGAAATGGAAAAGAAAATGACCGCTATCAGGAACAAAGTGGAAGCCGGGAACATGATGAACTATTCAGAGTGGTGTTCAATCAATTCTTACAAAGGTTGGTTGAAATATGCTGATACCTTCCGGCTATATCAAAAGTATGTTGTACCGCTGTTACCTTATGCGGATGATTATTATATACGCAACATAAAACCAAACACAAAGAAAGGATTGAAAGCATCATGATTGATTATGGAAAACAGAAAAGCACCGTCAGACCGGAAGAACTGGAACTGACGGAAACAAAAGTATTTTTCAGTTCTAATATCACAGAAGTGAATGAAGATGAAACTGACGGACAGCCGGGATTTACCGGATATGAATTTGACCTTATCGAGTATGACAAGGACGAATACATTAAAATTCAGGCAGAAAAGAATGCTGATCTTGAAAATGAAATTACACAGGCACAGATTGCTATGTGTGAAATCTATGAAATGATGGGATAAGAAAGAAGGTGTGAAGTATGGCAAAGATTTATGCATCACTGATCATTAAAGGTGTTAAAACACTGGACGATGTACCGGACAGACTGAAAGAAGCTGTCAAGGCTATTTTAGAGGGTGATAACTGATGATACGTCAGTTGATCATAAAAATTCTATTCAGAAAGGATGTGCAGACTATGGCAATTATTTATGCAACCTTAATCATTAAGGGTAAGAAAACTTTTGCTGATGTTCCTGACAAGATCAAGGACAAAGTGAAAGAAGTGCTGATTGACCTTGATTGTGGCGAATTAGCAGAGTAGTAAAGAAATTATCACAGACATATTTATAACCGCTATATGACGCTTATATAACGTCAGACAGCGGTTATTTTATGTCAGAAAGGAACACACAGACCAATGGAACAGTTTTTTTATCAGACATACATGATTGCATTGCCGATTGTCCTTACTTCTCTGATGGGATGGATTGTTTGGCTTTTGAAGAAACAGAAGAAAGACCGGGATGCAAATAGTAAAGGTACTATGCTTTTACTACGTGTTCAGCTTATCGAATATCACGATAAGTACATGATGTTAGGTGACATTCCATCATACGCTTATGAAAATTTCATGGAAATGTATGATGCTTACCATGCTTTAGGTGGTAATGGAATGATCACCAAAATGATGCATGAAATTGAAGAATTACATTTGAAAAAGAAAGAGGTATAAGAACATGAAAAATATTAACTGGATTGTAAGAATTAAAAATAAAGCGTTTTGGGTTGCACTGATTCCTGCTGTACTGCTTCTGATTCAGGTCATTGCAGCAGTATTTGGTTACACGCTTGATCTTGGTGATCTTGGTAACAAACTGCTTGATGTGGTCAATGCGGTTTTTGCGGTGCTTGTGATTCTTGGTGTTGTGACTGATCCAACAACAAAGGGTATTACTGACAGCGATCAGGCACTTACTTACACAGAACCGAAGAAATAATGAAGGGAGAAGATAATTATGAGTAAGTTAATCATTGATGTCAGCTATCATAACGGAGTCATTAACTGGGAAAGAGTCAAAGCGTCAGGTTGTGCCGGCGCAATCCTCCGCTGTGGATATGGAGATGATATCGCATCACAGGATGATAAGCAGTGGGTGAGAAACCTTGCTGAGTGTGAAAGACTTGGAATTCCGGTTGGAGTCTATCTGTACAGCTACGCTACTTGTGACAGACAGGCGAAATCAGAGCTTGAGCATATTCTCAGATTGATTAAAGGTCATACATTCCAGTTACCTATCTTCCTTGATGTGGAAGAGCCGGGAACACAGAACTATGCTCCTAGATGCTGTGAAATTGTCTGTGAAGGACTCAAAGCGAATGGATATACTCCGGGAATCTACGCTTCACTGAGTTGGTTCAACAACCACCTTGGCAGTGTTCGTGGTAAATACATTGAATGGATGGCAAGATATAAGAATCTCCCGGAAGATACATACAAGGGACAGTACGCAATTTGGCAGTATTCCTCAGATGGTTATGTAGATGGAGTCAGCGGAAGAGTAGATGTGAACCATTGCTACATGGAGTTTGGTGGAACTGTTCAGCCTGTTACACCGTCAGCACCATCTAAGCCGGTAGAAAAGAAAGACTTAGGACAGGTCGATATTACATATCAGGCTTTTACGGATAGATGGTTGCCACCAGTGGTGAACAAGATTGATTGGGCTGGAAAAGATGATAATGTATCGATCAAGTGGCTTGCAATCAAGGTAAGCAAAGGAAGTATCCGCTGCCGAGTATACACAAGAAAGAATGGTTGGCTTCCATATCTTACATTCGGCAATAGTTATGATCTGAATGATAAGGTCAATGGTATCCTCGGAGATGGTTCAGAGATTCTTGCTATCGAACTGTATTACATCACACCGGAGGGATACAAGTACAAGACGGTTCATTACAGAGTGTCCGTGCAGAATAATCCTAACTTCTACGCAGATCAGGTCGATACATTGAACGCTAGTGGCATGGACGGATTCGCAGGGGATAAGAAGAGATTCGTGGACAAGTTCCAAGTTTGGATTGAGTAAATGTTTAAAGGCTACGTGTAAAAGCGTAGTCTTTTTTATTTGCAGAAAATGTTCATATCTATTATAATCATGTTCGTATAAGAATAATTGGAAGGAATAATAAAAATAAGGGAATATAGTGAATTGACCGCCTGAAAGCAGTAGGTTACAGCCCTACAGCAGTACAAAAAAAAGGGTCAACGAATTGGTATAACAAATGGTTCAGCGGTGGCAATGCCACCGACTTGCCACCATTGCAGACATACAACACAAGAACGCACAAGGCGGTAAACTCTGAACTATTGAAAAATAGCTGATTTTATAGGCTGTTTGAGAATGTACAAAGCTGTACAAGGATTTAAAAACAGAACACTTAACAAACGGTGCATGTGGAGACAATAGTTGCACTACATCGGACCGATATGTAAAAATCCTTGATTTTAGGCACTTTGAGAGGTTTTTTAGGTTCGACCAGAGTGACCGAAAAACATACAAAAAAGCAATTTCCGACGGTGTAAATGTGTCGGTTGTATTGGATAGCGTGTGTGGAAACACATCAAAGTCAAAATAATATCATCATCATTCAACTAAATAAAACTAGCGTGGGAGACCGTTCATTTTCAAGAAGATTGAAAGTGAGCGGTCTTTCTTTTGGTTAAAGGAGTTAGGTTTCGTGAGTAACGATTATATGCGTCGATGGAAGGAGCGATTGTGTGGAAACGATTAAGAATGTATCTATCAGCGAATTGCATAGTTTTAGGAATCACCCGTTTAAGGTGGAGACCAATACGGAATTATGCGAGCTGATGAGAAGTATTGAAAAGGAAGGTGTGCTTGTGCCACTTCTGGTGAGGACGAATCCTTATGGAGATGGATATGAGGTCATATCGGGACACCGAAGAAAGGAAGCAGCTCTATGGGCTGGGGAAACTGAGGTCCCTGTTGTCATAAGAGAGCTTGATGATGACCAGGCAGTTGTGGCGATGGTGGATTCGAATCTGCATCGGGAGAATTTAAAGCCCAGTGAGAAAGCGTTTGCCTATCGTATGAAACTGGAGGCAATGAAGCATCAGGGAAAAAAGGTATTGGCAGATGATATAACTTTGGCTCAAGTTGAACCGAGGTCTGCCAAAAAGAATCCGGGAGGGCTTGTTTCCGGTGCTATGCGAAGTAACGAGTTACTTGCAAAGCAGGCAGGGGAGAGCGTGGCTCAGATTAAAAGATATATCCGCCTTACCAATCTTATTCCTAAGATTTTGAATATGGTGGACGAAGGAAAGATTGCTTTTACAGTGGCTGTGGAGCTTTCATATCTGAAGGAAGAGGAGCAGTACGAGCTTCATGCCATTATGGATTTGGAGCAGTGTACCCCATCATTATCTCAGGCGTGTCGTTTGAAGGTAATGAGCCAGCACGGAACATTGGATATGGATGTGATTTGTATGGTTTTGGAGGAAGAAAAGCCAAATCAGCGGGAGCAGATAAAGCTTCGTGCAGATGCATTGGCAAAGTATTTCCCGGAGGATTATACACCAAAGCAGAAGACGGATTTAATCGAACAGCTTCTGAAGGAGTGGTATGAGAAGCAGGAATACAGCAAGCAGGAAAGCCTTGGCAGCAGTTGTAGCAGAGCAAGATAAAGGAATGGAGGTAGTAGCGATGAGCAGAGAATTATCAACTTATGAAGCAATGGGTGGCACTTATACAGAGATGGATGGAGTGTTTTATCCGAATATTGTGGTTTCGGAGGAAGCAGATGTGTGGATTGGAAAATATGGTCTGTTATGGATAGATTATATGAAATCCAATCATGCAGAAAGGTACAGACACCATATTCGTATGGGAACCTTGAGTGCCAGAGCTTTTGAGCTAAATGAAGAGGCTTATGAAATGCTGGAAGGAATCGTGAATCAGTATCTGGCAAAGCATAAGCCACAGAATTCAGCTTCTACAGTGGAAATGTGGAGGCTTCGGGAACAGGCAAAACAAATGGCGGAAGAGGTCGTGCTTAGCGACATTGTACGCCAGTATCATTAGAATTTGGAGGATTTTAGTATGAGAGAGATTAGAGAATACAATATGAACGGAACTATTATTTTGGGCGTGGATAATGGTTATGGCAATGTGAAAACCGCCCACAGAGTATTTCCTACGGGAATTATAAAGTGTGACAGTGAACCGGTGCTGAGTAAGGAGTATATCGAATATGATGGTGCTTATTATATTATTGGTGAAGGTCACAAGGGTTTTGTTGCAGACAAGCAGGAGGATGATGATACTTATATTCTGACTCTTGCAGCGATTGCAAAGGAGCTTGAGGCAAGAGGACTTACAGAGACCAGAATTCATCTGGCGGTGGGACTTCCTTTGAAGTGGGTGCAGGCGCAGAGAGACAGTTTTAAGCAGTATCTGACCAGAGAAAGATATGTTTCCCTGAAATACAGAAAGGTAAACTATCTTATCGAAATTGTTGATTGCACGGTCATGCCACAGGGCTATGCGGCTGTGGCAGAGAATTTGAAGGATTTCAAGGGAATGAACCTGCTGGTGGATATTGGCAATGGTACTATGAATGTAATGTATCTGAATAACGGCAGACCGATTGAAAGTAAGTCATGGACAGAAAAACTGGGTGTGAATCAATGCTTTATCCGTATTCAGAATCGAATAATGGATAGGACCGGAACAAAATTACCGGATGAAATTATCAATGATTTCTTAAGATATGGCGATGCGGATGTAAGTGAGTCATATTTATCAGCAATGAAGCAAATTGCTGAACAGTATGTACAGGAATTGTTTCAGAAGCTTCGGGATTACGAGTATAACAAGGATTTGATGAAGCTGTATGTTATGGGTGGCGGTGCCAGAATGGTGGAAATGTTTGGAAAGTACAATACGGATAGGACAACCTTTAATCATGATATTTGTGCAAATGCCAAGGGGTATGAATACTTCTGTTATATGATGCTTCGCCAGAAGAATTGAAAGTAGGTGGTTAGATGGCTGTAAAGAATCACAATTTCCGTTTTAATGAGGAAAAAGAAGCGGAAAGAAAAGCATGGAAAATTCTTCACTCAGAAGAAGTGAAGGAGAACTTTCGCTCTCAGAATGAATTTGTTATAGCTGCTATCAATGACTACTATGCAAGGCATCTTGCTCTCAAAGGAGATCCCTATTTGGAATCGAGGGAGAAGGAGGATGCATTTGTAAAAGGAATTATTGAGGCAGTAGAGCAAAAGGTACTTGATAATCTGCCGGGGTTGGCGGGCATGTATATGATGCATCAACAGTCTCTTTTATCCGTGTTGGGATTACAGGGGATGGTGCCTGTACAACAACAGGTGCCAATGCCGCAGATGGTTGCAGGAATGCAGATGTCAGGGCAGGCATCAGCATCCGTACAAGAGTCGGATCAAAGGCAAGAGGCTATGGTTGGCAGAGATGGATGTGAAAAAAGAGATTACACTGAGGAGGATGAGAAAAAGTACCAGATAGAACCTGATATTAACGAGTTCCTTGATTTCAGTTTTTGTGGTGAATGATAGCAGATGACTACAAAGCTTTTGTAAATAAGAGCGAGGTAGCATCAGTTGTGAAAGAATATGTAGCCATAATTGCAGTAGGAATAAGTGGTGCCGGAAACGGCAAATTATGCAGCCAATTAAATACAGTTATTAGCTTAGTTGAAGCCATGTATCTTTCTGAAGATATGTGGCTTTTTTCTGATTTTGCTAAAGATAGATTTTTTATCCAGCCCTCGTGCATTTAAGCGAGGGCTAAGCCTCGCAGAGCGAAATACACCCATCGCACAAAACTTCGTTTTGTACTCTGTGTATTTCGCGATTGCATCGAGCTATTACGCCGGATACGGCGATGGGTTCGTAAACGGATGCCTATGCATCCACTCACATTAAGCATTAGAAGGGAGATGATTAGGATGCCAAGAAATTCATTTGTGCAGATGAATAAGCTAACCAATGTGTCAGGCAGAATTACTTATATATCAAGTAAGGCAAAGCAGGAGAATTTGTATGCTACTTATACTACGGTTTCGGAGCGGAGTTTTTGGAGAGAACTGGCGAAATGTAATCAGAAAAGTTTTCGACAGAGTGGGACAGAGGGAAAGTGCATTGAGGCAAGGGAACTGATTATAGCGTTGCCGGAGTCCTTTGTATATTATGAGCCGGAATATTTACTTAGGCGATTTACAGACCATTTTAAGCAGAATTATAAGGTGGAATGTATCTCAGCACTACATCATAACAAGCGAAAGACCAATTACCACATTCATTTGATATTTGCAGAGCGTCAGCTTTTAGATAAACCAATCGAAAAGATTGCTACCAGAAATATGTTTTATGACGAGAAGGGTAGGCATAGGCGTACCAAGAAGGAAATCTTGGATGAAACCGGGAACATCCGTAAGAGGTGCAAGGTTATCAGGAAAGGGGAAGTGTATGAGCAAAATCTTTTTACCAAGAAAAACGAGCTATTTAAGTCTGACGAATTCTTAGATGAGGTGAAGCGTTTATATACGGATCTGATTAATGTCTGTGCCATAAAGGAAGAGGACAAACTCCATGTGTTTGACAGGAATGGGATGTATCTTGCTACCAAGAAAATTGGTAAAAACAATCCCAAGGCAGCAGAGATAGAAGCTGACAATATGGAGCGTGTCAGATGGAATCAGACAGTAGACAGAGCATTGATATCGGGAGTTTCAGAAGAGGATATTTTAGATGTGAAGCGTGAAAAGATATCGAAAGAGGTTAAGCATTCTATTGAATTATATGGGAATAATCCCTCTTTTCTGGTTGGGATTATCAGACTTGCAATAAAAGCATTGGAACTGCTTATATCCAAAGTATTACTTGCAGCAGCTAAAGTGGCTGAAAGAGTTGTAGACAATGTTCATGAGAAGATTGTGGAGAAAGTTGTTTCGATGCCAAAGGACGAACCAAAGTTAGCAGCAGTGCAGGAAAAGGTGCAGCTTCCTAAGAAGCCTATAGAACCCTTGCTGATGTCAAAATATCCGGCTATTGCGAAACTGGATGTAGAATTGAAGCGTAGAAATGAGGAAATCTTTGTAATTGAACAGGAGCGTAGCAATCTGGAAATTGAGTTGTCTGAATGTACAGGAGTATTTAAGAAAAAGCAGAGGAAGGAATTGCAGGAGAGAATTTTGGTTTTGGATAAAAAGGCGGAGAAGATGAAAACAGAACTTTCAAGGGTGCTTAGGGACGCCGGGTATGCTAATGCTGCGGAATTCTTTACAGAGCTTTTTGCGGTGCGTGGGGAGAAGCGGAAGTATGAAGAGGCTTGTAAAGTATGGCAGGAAGAATGTGTTAAGGCGGAGATTGAGGCGACGAAGGATAGTCAGTATTATGAAGAAGTGGTTCGGGTTAGCACGAACATGAGTCGATAATATAAATATGGGTGAGTAAAAATACTTACCCATATTTATAGATGATTATACGCCAAAATGTGGTATAATATTATAAGAGAATTTGTCGAATAAGGTAGATATATTTTCTAACATAATATAAGAGAGTTACTAAAATTAGCAACTAAGAAAGGATGAGTATATGGAAAAGTGGAAGAAACGTTACATTGTTATTACTGCCATCATATTTGCTATAACATGTGTCGCAACTGTTCTTTTTGCGTATAATGTTAACCAGCTTTCTTTAGGAATGGTTGAGGTTATAAAAACAATACTAAGTTCAATCTTTTTATTGATAGCAGTGGCTATGATAGTATATTTTGTTATCTGTGGAATTTTTACTATGAAACGGGGTATCCGTAATATTAAGAAGTGCGATGATGAGCTTTTTAAGAAAATTGATCAATATAAAAAATGTTGGGGTGAAGACAAACATTATTATATAAAGCAAATTCAAATAATAAACCTTTACTATGAAAAGGGCGGAAAAGTTGATGAGCTTGTGAAAAACAAAGAAATAGAAAGATTGTATGCACGTGCAGACTTTCTTTTGATTCAAAATTCTTTGTTTGATAATTTGATAACATG